TGCACGTGCGCCCAGTTCGCGTGCTGCGGGTGGTTGTCCAAGTAGAAGCCGATCACGTAACCGATCAGCTCCTCGTCGACCCACGCGCCGAACATGAGCAAGTTGTGCCGGGCTTCCGCCCGGTAGTAGCTGCTCCAATCTACGTCAAGTTCGCGGTGTCCGGTCTCCTGCGCATTTGCCTCAAGCAGAGCGAGCCCGTGCTCTTGCATGTCGCAGCAGCGCAGCTTGTCGATTCGCACGTCCACAAGCGCAGAGGCTGCCACATGGCCGCGCACGTTTGGGCCCCTAGCGTCGCTGCCGCCAGTGCTCCAGCGGGTGGTAGTTGCCCTTGCGTTCGTTCCGGGGCCGCTGCGCCACCGGCGGCGCGAACGGGTGCGTCGGGTCGTAGTCGACGTGAATGTTCGGTGGCGGCAGGTCCGCGGCGAACGTAAGCGCCAGCGCGTCCCCGATGTCAGGTGATCCGGCCTCGGGCAAGCGCTCGCGGATGTCGTCTTTGGATTCGAGCTTGTAGCGGCCACGCGCGTCAAACTCGTAGACCGGCGTGGCGAGCTCTTGCTTGAGCGTGAGCTCGTCGTGGATCGCACCGCCGGCGTCGATCCAGTCGCGCATCTTGAACCACATCTCGGTGCGCTTGTTGATGTAAAGCTGCTCCTTGGCCGCCTTGCCGCCAAACGGCACCTCGGTGATCGAGTAGTGGAGCATGCGAAGCCGGTCAATCACGCCGGCGTCGGCGGCGTCGACGAACACGGCGTGCGGCTTGTGCTGCTCGATCTCCTGCGAGACGCGCGCGGCGAGCTGCATGTTGTCGAGGCTGCGCATCACGACCGGCTGAAACATCTGCAAGCCCTGGCGCCGGACGATCACCGAGCGGTCGTTACCGAACCGAGCGCCGTCGACGCCGAGCACGATCGGCGCCGCGGCGATGTCGCCCGGCTGGTAGCTGCGAGCGCCCGACAGCTGCACGTCGTTCAGCGAGATCAGCTGATCGTCGCCCTGCGCCGAGAAGTCGCAGAGCATTTCGCGCGCGAACGCCTGCTCGGACATCGTCGTGCGCATCTCTTCGATCTCGCGGGTAGACAGGCCCTCGGTCTCGTAGCAGGTCCAGAGTCCGACATACCAGTCGTCGCCCTCGTTCATGCGTTCGAGCCCGGTGTGGTAGATCTGCGAGAACAGGTCGACCCGCTTGACCGTGCCGATGAACAGCGCGCCGCCTTCGCGGTCTGCGAGCGCCGGCCGGCAGACCTCGAACCACAGCTCGGGCTTCATCTGCGCGACCTCGTCGAGCACGGCGAAGTCGAGACGCAGACCGCGGAGCGCGTCGGGGTTGTCGGCGCCGAACAGCCGGATCAGCGCGCCGTTGTGCTTGAAGCTGATCGACAGCTCGGACTCGTTCACCGACACGTGGCCGGTCTGCAGGAACGGTGCAACGATCTGCTTCAGACGTGCCCAGGCGACAGCTTTCGCCTGCTTGAGCTGCGGCGCCACGTAGACGAACACGCCGAGCTTCTGGTCAAACCGGAGCGCGCGGTCGAGCAGCTCCATCATCGCGAGCTCGGTCTTGCCGGCGCGTCGGTGCAGCACCAGCACGTTAAAGCGGCGCATGCGGGTGTGCGCTTCGCGCTGCCAGTCGCGCGGCTCGTAGGGGATAGCTAGTCGCATCAGTCGGCCTTCATTGCAGCGATCTTGGCGCGGATCTCGGCGCGCACCCACGCGCGCGTCTCACGGTCGAGCTCCTCCTGCAGGTGCGTGATGCGGTTCACGCGCAGGCATTCGATCGAGTCGTCGCGCAGCGTGCGGGGTGCGGGCGCGTTCATCGCGCGCTGCAGGCGCCCAAGCGCTCGTTTCGCGCCCAGCCGGCGCAACGTGCATTGCCTGCACTTGCGCCGGGTCACGCCGCCGGTGCGCTTGTCGACGTAGAGGTAAGTGTTCTCGTCGGTCCACTCGTGACCGTGTCGACAGTGCGTCTCGGTGAACTTCGTCACGTGCTAAAGATCATCGAGACCTGCGGGGCTTCGACCTCGCCGAACTGGTTCTTGAGCTCGGGGTCGTAGAGGTCACCGCGCAGGTAGACCTTGTCGCCGGCCTGGACGACGTCGACCTCGTCGGAGACGAGCGCGTCGCCGATCGGCTTGCCTTCTTGATCGTGGAACTTGCAGGTCGTGTAGCTCATAGCAGATCCTCAACGTCGTCGAGCACGCGGTGCTCGACCTCTTTGACTTGCTCGGGTGCGCGCGGCACGCCGGTGATGACCTCCAGCGACGCGGTGCCGCTGTGCTCGGTCTTGGACTTGGGTTGGTAGTCGTCGAGCAGCCGCTCGGCTGCCCACTGCCGCGCCTTGATCCGCGTCTCCATCGCGCGCACCTGCAGCGCATCGGTCGCGAACTCCAGCTCGTCGGCGAGCGCGATCACCTCGTCGGCCTGCTCGCGCACGTAGTCTTCGCGCGCCTGCCTGTAGGCGTCGAACAGCTCGGGGTGCTTGCGCAGCGCTGCGCGGAACTTGAGCTTCGTGAAGCCGCCGAAGTCGCCGACGTTCTTGCACGCATGGTCGACGCGCACGCCGCGGGCCACGCGCGAGATCACGAGCTCGGCTGCTTCCTTGACTGTCATCGCATACTTCCGGGTCATGGTCGGTGGTAGTTCTTGCGCAGGAACGGGCGCCGAGTGTAGCGGAGCCACTTGCGCACCGTCTCGTAAGGCTGCCCGATCGTCTCGGCTACCTGCTTGAACGTGTAGCCGTGGTGCTCGCGCAGGTCGCGTGCCCACTGCACGACGTCGTCGCCGACGCGCGGCGGCCGTTGGCGGCTGCCGCCAGTCTGCCGCGGCGGCTCCGTCACCGCTCCCCGACGTGGAGCTCGACGACCGGCGTCGACACGCAGCCGGCGGCGACGCGCTCGTCGGCGACGAGGAGCTGCACCCACGCCGACAAGCCGACCAGCTGCGGCGGCAGCCACAGCGCCAAGCGGATCCGTCCGTCCCCGTCCTGCTCGAACGCGAACGGGACGGACGGATCGGACGGATCGGACAGCTCGTCGACGCGCGTCGGCGTCAGCACGTAGTCGGGCGGCACCTGCAGCATGACGCCGCGCCCGCCGGGCACCAGCTGCGGCGGGCCCGGCGGGCGCAGCGTGACGAGCAGCGCCGCCGCGCGGTCGGGCCGGCGGCCTTTCTTGTCGGCGACCGGCCGCGTGACCCAGCCGACCGACCAGCGCCGGCCAGCGACCGGCAGCCGGTCCGGCGGCACGACGACCGGCAAGCCGCCGACGACGTCGGGCAGGCCCGGCATCGGACGCACGTGCACCGACGCGCGCTGCTCATGCGCGTAGGCTGCCTCGGCCTGCGCGCGCACGGCCAGCGCCGGCGTCAGCTCGGCCGGCGGCAGCGCGCGAGCGCGCGCCTCGTCGAGCGGCTGCGGCACTGACGAGCAGCCGCTCAGCGCTGCAGCTGCAGCGATCACGCCAGCCCATGCGCACGCAGCTGCGACGATCGCGAGCGCGCAGCCCAGCGCCGGCTCGCGTCGTTCCCACCAGTCGCCGCGCCGCGTCATCGCTGCGCCTCGTCGCGCGGGAACGCGAGCTGCCGCTGCTCGCCGCACCAGTCATCGGCGTCGACGAACGGGTAGTTGGTCCGCAACTCGACCTCGATATGCAGCTCGCCGGTGTCAGCTTGCCGGTCGTTGCTGTCGTCGGGGAGCTCGATCGTCAGCGGGACCGGCTGCACCGTCGGCGGGTAGCGGTGACAGCTGCCGGTGTCGTCGTTGTTGGCGGCGGCGTGGAAGAACTTGCAGGTGCGGCATCGGTTCATGGCGTGGAGTCTACCAGCGGTGCGACCGTCAACAGCACGGAGCCCGGCCTGCGCACGTCGCCCGACCAGCTGCCGGCCAGCAGCTGCACGTCGGCGTCGTCGCGGTCGTTGGCCTCGAACACGCCGTCGAGCGCGCCCTTGCAGGCGGCGATGAGGTTGTCCAGGTCGCGCCGGCGCCTGTCCGGCGGCGTGAACACCAGGCGCACCGCCAGCGGCCCTGGCGGCAGCTCTGCGGCGACGAGAGCGGCGCCGGCAGCTGCGCGCCGTTGCCGGCGCCGCTCGCGCGTGCGCGCGTGCACGTGCGCGCCGCTGTTCGGCATGCACGCGCGCGGCGGCCAGTCGAGCTCTACCTGCACGTGTCTGATCATCTCCACAGCTCCGCCGTCGTGCCCTGGTCGACGGTTCTGTAGAACCGTCGCCCGTCAACGGGCGACGACCTTCGGCCCCCGTTGTCGCCCGTTGTCGCCCGTGACGCGCGACAAACCGATGCAGCGCAGCACTTTACAGCGCAACGGGCAACAAAACGCATCCTCGCCCGTGACGGCCGACAATCCACTTCAGACACTCCTCGCCCGTGACGGGCGACAATCAGACAGGTGCGCAATATCACAACACGCGGCCCTCCAGCCACTTGCGACCGTGTTCAGTCAACGCCAGACGCTGGTGCCGCCCGGTCCCCTTCACCTCGACGAGGTTCAGACAGTCCATGGCACACAAGTCACGCCACAGCGCTCGCCACTGCGCCTGCGTCAGCTCGCCGCAGGCCACGGCTTCGAGCTCGGTCGCGCGAGCTCCGCGCTCGACCGCGACCAGCACCTCCTCGACGACCGCCTGCATCGGCTCAGGCACCACGTCAGGGTCGCTGCGCTCGGCCCACGGCACGACCACGCCGCCGGTCTCCATCTCGCCGTGCTGATCGAGCCCGAGCTCGACGCTGCAGATCTCGAAGCTGATCGGCGGCAGCCGCTGCCAGTTCTTGCACTTGACCGGCTGCAGCTTGACCACGTCGCCGGTCCGCGTCCACGGCTCGCGCGGCGGCTCGCCGAACGCCTGAGCTGCCGTCTGCTTGCCCGCGCCGCCGGGCACCTGCGACACCCGGAACTCCGCGTCGACCGCCGCCAGGAACGCGCTGTTGCCGCGTCCGCGCGTGTCCTTGTCCTGCCCGCTGTGGTGGATGAACGCCAGCAAGCACCGGAACGCGCGCTGCAGCTCGCCGGCGTTCGTCATCGCCGCGCTCATGTCCTCGGTGCTGTCCTCTGACCCACGTCCGTAGTTCGTAGCAAATGTATCTACGAACACTGCGACCGGCGGCGCGCCGAGCTCGTCGACGATCGCCTGCGCGTGCAGCTGCAGCTGCCCCGCATCAAGCAGCTGCGTCGGTGACGTGCTGAACACGACCGGCACGTCGGCCGGGTCCACGCCGCGGATCGCGCACTCAGCTGCGAACCGCGCGGCCACGCCGCTGCCGTCCTCGCCGACCATCACCGCGACCGGCCCGTGCAGGTGCACCGGCATGCCGTGCCAGCTGCTCTCGCCGCACGCGATCGCCATCGCCAGCGACAGCGCGACGAGGCTCTTGCCGGCGCCCGGCTTGCCGAACAGCTGCACCAGACCACGGCGCGGGACCAGCCCCTGGACGGCGAACTCAGCGCTGCCCATGTAGGCGCGGAACGCATCGCCGCGCATGTAGAGGGGCACAGAATCCTGCGCAGCTGCGCGCGATTCTGGCATCTCAGCCGGCAGCTGCAGCTCGCTCCACTCCGCGCGCAGCGGCGGCGGAGAGCTCGCGCCATCGCCCGCGAGCTCGCACAGCGTGCCCCACCCTGGCCGGTGCTCCGGCGGGTTCACCGCGAAGCTGTCCCAGCGCTTCTCGGCGTCCTCAGCGCTGTAGTTCGGCGCGGTCGCGCTCCATTCGTCCCAGACCTCGAACGGCACGCCCAGCTTGAAGCACGCCATGCCGGCCGCGATCCAGGCGTCGTGCGGGGTGGCGTCGATCTGCGCCAGCATGTGCTGCACCTCGCGGATCGTGCGCGGCACCTCGGTCGTCGAGCTCGACTCGCGCTCAGCTCGCCGCAGGTGCTCCGCGAGCGGCGCCGGCGGGTCGTCCGCGCGCAGCGAGCTCCACGTGCCGACCGAGCCGCCGATCGCGTCGCCGGTCACCGTCAGGTAGCGACCGCGCGTGTAGCATTCCAGGTGCGCGCCACCACCGAACGCATTGCGCGCCGAGCTGCGCCAGCTCGCCGGCAGCGAGCCGCCGTAGATCTGGTGGATGCCATCACGACCCGGCGAGCGCTCGGTGTAGGTCGGCGGCATGCGCCGCAGCATCTCGCGCGCGTCGCGGTTCACGGTGTCGCCGGCGCCGATCACGTGATCGTAGTCCACGGCGACGAGCTCCTGGCCGTCGATCATCACGCCGAGACACGCGACCCGGTCG